CCCTGTTCCTTTCAAACCACGCATTGATTGCATCAGTGCCTTCATTCAGCGCAGGGATCAGAACCTTGCTCACTTCATCAGCAACACCACCAACATTGGTATTTACATCGTTCCAGTTCTTCTTCAGCTCCTTGGAGTCCCGAACCATCTGCTCGTTCACATCGCGCATCTTTTTCTGATCAGCGAGTAATGCCTCAATCTCCTTGCGACCTTTCGACAGGAATACAATGCTCTCCTCATCAAACCCTAGCGCGGAGGCAGCATTAAGCCTCTGCTTACCAGTCAGCCGCTCCATGATGGAGGAAATAATAAGAAGAGATTCGGTTGCGTCCTTTGCTTTCAGTATCAGCTCAACCTCCTGATCAGTGACACCGGCCAACTCCAGTTTTGGGACTATGCTGAAATCACCAGTAAGAAGCCCGGCCCGGATCCTTTGCAGGTTCTCCACGTTTGATAGCATCGTGTCGAAGTTACCACCCTCAGACTCGAAAGCCCTTCCCAGGGCAGCAATATCACTGAGATTCACGCCGAAGACTTGCGAGAATTTCCCGAGCTTATCATTGAAGTCTGCAAAGTCTTTTGTCAGCGCCTTGAACCCGAATGCACCGGCAATCATTGCCCCAACCTGAAGCGCCTTTTTTCCAATCCCTTCAATACCGGCAATCGCAGCCTTCCCGCCACGATCATCGTATTGCATGCCAATCCCAACCAGGAAGCTCTTCAGGACTGTTGACATCTGCGGGCCTCGATTATGTCATCCATCGCATAGTGGAAACGTAGCACATCCGTGATGGTGTATGTCCCATCTACCAAATCACTCCATGCGCACAGTGGCGGGCATACTCCAGAGATCCCAATGCATGGGCGCATCAGGAACCAATCTACGCCTGTTTCAGGCTTCCCTGATCCGCCTGACCTTCTCTTGCGCTTACCAGCCAGGAGAAAAAAGGGTTCAGGTTCACCTTTATCGCCTCAGCCATCAGAAGGAAATACCCGTGGATTCGGCCCTGGAATTCTTTTTCATCGACTGGAGTTTTTTCACCATGCTTTACGCACCCAGCCAAAACAATAGATGCAATCCTGTCGATATCCGACTCGGAAAATGTCAGCAGTGCGCCCATTATCAGGCTGCTATCAATCTCGCCTTCCTTTGAAGCAAGGACGCGCATTGATAGGCGAGTGCCAGTAATAATAAGCAGCTCTTTCTGCTTAATCGCTGGCGCTTGCGCCACATTGTAACGCTGCCCTAATACCGTTACTTGCTCGATCATGTGCCGCCCTTGAGTGCTGTCCAGGAGTTGAACTCGATCATGAATTGATCATCAGTTGGCCGGTTTCCAGCGCGACCTACCTGGCCATCATTCACGATCACACCCTCGGTGCCAACGGCGCTATCCAGTGTGCCGATCTGTTCTCTGGTAAGGGTAATATTCGCGTTACTGTTGAAAAGACCTTGGACATAGGAGGAGTCCGGTGAGCCTGGCATCAGGTTCAAGGTAACGGTGCGGCCAGGGTTCTTCCTGTCAGCACGAACAGCACCACCGCCGAGCCCGCGCTTCAGAACGGAGCGTGGGTCGATAGGGGCATCGGTAAAGGGCGGATCAGTCTCGCCCCAATCGGTGATGATTCGACCGTTTACAGTAGTAACAAAGCCATCAGTTGAAAAGTTCTTCATGGATCACCTCGTTAAAAAACGTCGATATTGACGATGGCCTTATGGATGGCGCCCTTGCGGAAAATCCTGATCCTGATAGGCGCAGAAAGCCTCTCCGCTCTTTCCTCTGTTGAGAGGTCAAGGATATCCTCCGGAACCGTCAGGATCTCATAGCCAACGGTATAGCTCGGCTGGCCATTATCAGGGTTGGTGTAATTTCTTGGGCCAAGGTATCCATTTTTAATGTACCGCTCACAGGTTGCTTTAGCAGATCCAATCAGAAGTGCTTGTCCTACAGGATCTTGCCCAAGTTTTGTAAACTGTCCAGTGATGACATTGAACAGGCCGACATTGATTACGTTTACGAAAGCATCCAGGTTAACAACATCGTCAATCCACTCCCCATAGGTTGAGTGTGTTTTGCTGTTGATAGTCTTTCCACCGGAGCTGCTGCCCTGCAGGTCAATGGCTGTGTAGAAGCATGTTTTTTTATTCACCATCGCGGTGTTGGCTGTGGCTGTGAGATCCTCAGTAGCAACGCCAGAGAGAACCTTATACTCGCCGGTGATGGTGGATTTCTCCACGCTGTAATTCACGCTGGCAAACCACTTGGCCAGCGCTGTTCCTGCATAAGTGTCGGTGGCGTGGGCGAAGGTGTAGGCGTGACGGTAACCCAGCGTGTTCAGCTGGCTGGCAATGTCGCCGGTGTCGTTCGGGTCGCGGATGGCAGATGCGCTGGATCCGTTCTGTGAATTGGGGAACATGGATACGTTGGAATCACACCATGCGGAAATCGCAAGCACATCGGGCGCGGAGTCGTAAACGTCAACCGTCACCAGAGTCCAATACCACCAGAAGACGTTTCGCGCCTTATTGAGGGTGTCAGCCCATGACGCATCATCATCTTCCACACCGTAGATTGTGATTTCATTGTTTGCAGGAATCCCGCCCAGCCACTTGGCCGCAGCCTTGTAGGTCTCAGTGGTGGAGTCAAAGTCGAGCGACAGATCTGAGGTGTTGTTGTACACCCGATAGGTGTCCGGAGAGAACCCGGTTGGAAGCTCTGCTTCCGGAGCAAAAAGGCATGCCTTGCCGAAATTGGCAAAACCCAAACCGGCTGGGCTGATTCTGGTTTGCAGGTTGATGATGTTGCTTATATCGTAGGACATATCTACTCTCCGCTTTCTAGGTCGAAGTCTTCAACTTCAACGGTTGCGTGTTCGACGTTGTTGATGGTATCAGATATCACGGTTTCGTACATCAGGTATACATCCATCGCCGCCCTCTGCTCCATCCTTCCTGACTGTAGCGCCGTCAGGTTATTCATCGGGTCAGCCTTCTGCCAGAAAAGCCCGGCCTGTAACAGCTTCATGCTGACATTTGCCAGCCGGTTCGCGTTCTGTAACTTCTCGCACCGTTCCAATGAGTTTCCGCGATAGAAATTCACGGTGCAGCGCTGGATATTCTGCGTCCGGACTTTTGATTCAATCAGCTGTCCGGGTATCTGGTTGCGTTCTACAATTCCCCGGCCGAACTGCTGTACACCATTGCGAGGATTGATCGCAGCATATTCGCCGGTTGGCGCAGGCGCGACTTGATCAGCCATAATGCATTCCGGAACACCAGTGACGGTTAGCACGATATCCCGCATGACCTCGAATATCTGCTGATCATTCATCTTGGCGACTCACAATGATCTTGCAGTAACTCCGCCATGGGCGGTTGTCAGACTTCAGCGCCTTGAACGTACCGGGAATCCCGCTGAATTGCCATGTGTCGGATGGGGTAAGGTTGCTGGTATCGCCATCGTTGATGTATATCCGATAGGCTTCGTTGATCCTCTCACCACCTATCGACAGCGTTTGGATCTCCTTATCAGACAGCGCCTGCAGGGTTATGTCATGAGTAACGGCGGTTGCCGAGGTCTCAACCCATATGCCGTCGACGTAGCTCCCAACATGGATGGTGCGTGTGGCATCCATCGTGCGGAACGTGCCATCGATGTGGCCGCGCATGTCGAGGCTCACTGCAGGCCTTCCTGTGGCAATGCCTCGGTAATGGAGTAGCTAATAGACTGCCTCAGCGCGCCGGAATCGACAAGCGGGTTGTTGGAGCCCTTCTTGCGAATGGTAGACGGCGCATTGGGTGGGGTTTTCAGATCGGCCATGTACTCCTGAGCAGAAGCTGCGGCCACCGCGCCAACCTGGTTAAGGATCTTCTCTGCCGACCAATTCCTTTTCGCGCCTTCCTTGAATATCTCAACGTACTCCTCACTTGCCTTGGCCACGCCAACATCCAGCCACGGGCGCGCCGGGATCTTGATTTGATGCGGCCCGGTGGTTCCGAGGACTTTGTAACCGGTTCCCTTTTTCAGAAACCGAACGCGCTTTTTCTTCTCATCCCGCTTGGTGGCGTATCCATATTCTGTTCCACCAGGGTGGTTGATATCCGCCCCAAAATGCAGGACAGCGCCAAGGCTGGCGTTGGTTATTTCTTCGGCATCACGTCCGGCGTCAGATTCATGGATGCCAACAAGCACCCCTTTTCCTGCCGTCAATTTGGCTATTTCTTTTCTCAGCGCAGCAATCACCGATTGCATTCCATTCACCGAGACATTCATGCCAATCATAAGGCAATGGCCCCCATGCCCACTCGCCGACGGAGCCTGGCGTATTGCTGCCCATAGCTGGTAGTCATCAACCAGGCATCGGCGGCGTTCAGGCCTTCGGTGATAACCGCATAGCTTACGGATTCATCCCCAACTGATTTTGATGCAACGGGATTGGCCGCCTGCCCATCCTTGGGTGACGGCGTTTTGTTGGGGTGGTTGATGAGAAGCCAGTGGGCGGCGAAGTAAAACATGCCGCGCCGCTTGATGTTGGTACTTGCAGGATCATAGGAGCCCCAGCGAGTGCTTGAGGTCTCCTGATCTCCTTCAGTCAAGGCATTGGTGATGATGCAATTATCAGCAGCGATCCCAGGAAAGAACTCCCTGAATTGATCAATGATCTCACTGGTTATTTGCATCTAAGGAAGCCTTTGCAAGAGCCTCTGTCAGGCGCTTGATAGACCAACGCCTATCAGCAGTAATGCCGACGGCCACGCACTTGGCTATCAAGGCATCCTTCTCGTTTGCTTCCTGCTCTGGATCAGAGCTATCCTGCTCCGAGGACTGCTTTCCTGGCGCACAGTCAGCAGGAGGAACGGTAACCTCGACAAGGCCGATCTTGATGAGAGACTGCACAAAATGCGTTTCAAATGCCGAATCGGGAAGCTCTTTCTCGGAGTCATTGCACCCGCAAGGCATCAGCGAATAGGTAGCGCCTTGGTGGGTGATCGAGATCAAGCAAGGTCTTTTGTTTTTGATTTTCATGGATAGGTGCCCTCTGAATTATTGCCCTTGAAATGGAAGAGCGACGGCGGGGCGCAAGGGCATACGACCACCGCCGCCGTCTTCACTTCTTTAGGTCACAGCAACGTAGTCATCGCGGTAAGCGGCAGAGCCGGGGTACCGGAAGGCAACGCCACCGAACTTGTACTCGCAAGGAACCTGAACGGTCAGGCCTTCAGGCTGGGGTGGCAATTGCCTCCAGGCTATCGGCATCTTCATCACCAGGTTCTCCGGGGAGAGCTCGTAAGCCATCATCCGGCCAACGCCACCAACGCCTGCAGTTTCAAGCTCAAGGTTCGGCTTGATGGTCAGAGGCTGTCCAGTGTACGCGGTGTACAGGTTGTTCAGCTTGAAGTATTCCAGGATAGTGGTGTCGGTTCCGGCAGCCATACGGGTGCTGGAAATGTACTGCCACTTTGTTGATGGCAAGGCCAGCACGTTCGGCAGATGGGTTTCTGCGCTGTTGTTCCATACCGCAGCGAGAACCGCGTTCATGTCAGCAACGCGCTGATCATTGGTTGTTCCAATGTCATCCCAATCCACAGTTGAGTTGGCAACCTGCACGTTTGCGTTGTTGAACAGTCCGGTAATGCCGCGATCTGAATCACCGAAAAACGCAACGGTCTGCGCATGCTCCTGGAAACCACGATAGGACATCTGCCCTTTGGTGGCATCTACCGGCATGCGGAGCTGTTGCGACTTGCGAAGCTCATCCAGCGAGTAGCCGTAGCTATTGCCGCCGTAGAATACCTTGATGGATGCTTTGCCAGCGTTGATATCAGACTGCGGGAGATCCTTGGCATTGGCACCAATGAACTTACCAGCGGTCACGCCGTCATAGAAGATGTAATCCACGGAGTCGATGAACTCGGGATCAGAGGTATCCACGGGAACGAATTCCGCGAAGACAATCTTCCTGTATTTCGTTTCGTAGATGCGGCTTTCAAGAACCGCGAGCTGGCTCACCAGGAAGGCAAGGCCAGCGTCTGCAGTCTTGAGGACGAGGTCGGCATCGTAGCAAAACTCGATGCCGGTTGATTGGTCTTTCACGCGAACCATATGCATGGCGTTAGCCTCCGATCACAAGTGAGAGTTTTACCAGATCGCCGGTGTCGCCTGCGGTCAGGAACTTGCCGGTGATGGCCACAGACAGAGTGCCTGAAGATCCAGCGGCATTGGCGAAGTCTCCCGTGTTGGTTGCACCAACGCGGAGGAAAGCAGCTTCCCCTGGGACAACTCCATCACTTGCAGACTTGACCCAGATCACGCAGGTTGTGGCGACAGTGAAGTCGTTATCGATCGGAGCGCCGAAGGTTGCGCCTTCTGCATAAGCCCGGTTGACCTCGCGCATTGCGACACCAACGAAGTCGGCTGTAACCGATCCAGAGGTGGGCAGCTTGGCACCGTTCTCGCCGTCACGCACAACGCCCTTACCATACGCAATGGTGGCGGAGACTTCGGCATTAAACTTGCTCACAGTGTTCAGCAACTGCTGATCTGCGACCATACCGGCATAGGCTGCCGCGTGGGTTGTGGAGTAGCTTGTTTGCACGGTCATGACTGCACCTCCCCGGTGGTCTTTTTGTAAGCGTTTACCATACTGTCAACGGCCTTGGTTCGGGCGCAAACAGCTGGATTGGATCCTGCGGAACCATCCTTCGCAACCTGGGTATACTGGCCGGTGATGGCCGAATCCTTCTGCAGGTCGAAAGCAGAAGTCACGTAAGCGTCTGACTTCTTATCCCAATCGACAGTTGGGCGGGCGATCTTGAGCGCGGCCTTCATGATTTCCACAGGCTTCACGCTGTCGCACTCCAGCTTTTTCCCGGCAACAGTCTCAGCATCGCTGGCAACTGAGATTATCTCTTTAACCAGAGCAGCGACTTTCTCTTCCTTCTCCTCGTC